TCTGGGATTCCGTTTGCCTATCAGGTTTGGCGCAGCCCGCCCAAGCTGCCCTGGGGTGTTTTCCGCGTCGGGGAGGTCAATGAGTTTTACGCCGACGGGATGCTGTATTACGCGGTGCGCGGTTATCAGATCGAGCTTTACACCGCCAAAAAGGACCCGGCGGCGGAAGAAATGCTTGAAAACACCTTAACAGTTGCCGGGATATCCTTTGGGCGCAGCGAGGACTACATCGAGAGTGAGAGGCTCTATCAAATTATCTATGATTGCGAGGTGTAACTGTGGCAAATAAAAACAAGGTTAAATTTAATCTCAAAAATGTCCATTATGCCAAGCTGACCGATACGGACGGCGTGGTAACCTATGGGACGCCGGTGGCAATCCCCGGGGCGGTCAGCCTGTCGCTGTCCGCCGAGGGAGATACGACTCCGTTTTACGCGGACGGCATCAAATATTATGTAACCGTTGCAAACAACGGGTACTCCGGTGATCTCGAGATCGCGCTGATCCCCGACAGCTTTCGGACGGACATTCTTGGCGATACGGTGGACGCCACCGATAAGGTAGTGATCGAAAACGCGCTGACCGAGCCGGGGCGGTTTGCTCTGCTCTTTGAGTTCGACGGCGACCAGAATTCGATTCGGCATGTATTTTGGAATTGCACCGCGACCCGCCCATCGGTGGAAGGCTCGACCACCACTGAGAGCAAGGAAGTATCAACCGAAACGCTGACCATCGACGCCGCGCCGCTTGCGGATGGCAGGGTCAAGGCCAAGACCGGGGCCGAGACAACCGAGGCAATATACAATGGATGGTACAGCGAGGTGTGGGAACCGGCCGCCGCGGGAGGCTAACGGATGGAAAAAGAGATTATGGTGGGAAATGTGGCGGCGCGTTTTCGGGCGACTGCCGCCGTCCCGCGCCTCTACCGGATTAAATTTAAGCGGGATATCCTGCAGGATATGGCGGCGCTGCAAAAGGCATATGTCCACGACGGGGATGGGGACCGGGTGGACGTTGACAAGCTGGATTTGGAGGCGATTGAAAACATTGCCTACATCATGGCAAAGCATGCCGACCCGCAGGGGGTGCCCGCCGACCCGGATGAATGGATGGCGCGGTTTGAGGGCTTTTCGCTTTACCGCGCGGCGGGCGAGATCATCAGCCTGTGGACCGAAAACATGCAGGGGTCGGTCTCGCCAAAAAAAACGTAAGGGCTACGGCGCGGGAAACGTCGGACGCCCTGTTTCTTTTGCGGTGCGTGCAATTGGGACTGCAAATTTCGGAGCTGGAGCTTTTGACGGTGGGGATGGTGTTTGACATGCTCGCCGAGAGCGCCAACGACGAGGAGGATTGGCCCGAGCTGGCGACGCAGGAGGATTATGACAAATTTTAAGCATGAGGATGGGGCGCGAAGCTGTTTCGCGCCCCTTGCTGATGGTTAAAAAAGGAGGCGCAGCATGGCGACAAAAATCAGGGGAATCACCATAGAGATCGGCGGCGACACGTCGCCGCTTGCCAAGGCGCTCAAGGATGTCAACGCCGAGGTCAGGGACACGCAGCAGCAGCTCAAGGACGTGGAGAAGCTGCTGAAATTTGACCCCGGAAACACCGAGGCGCTGCGGCAGAAGCAGGAACTGCTCAACCAGTCGGTGGAGGACCACAAGAAAAAACTGGAAGCTGTCAAAGCGATACAGGATCAGTTAAACAGGACGCTGGCTGAGGGCGGAGAGGTCAATCAAAAGCAGCTCAACGCGGTCAACCGAGAGGTTGAGTTTTTGACAAAAGAGCTGGAGAATGCAGAGAAGGCCGCAAAGGGATTTGACGCGAGAATCTCTAAAATATCCAACAGCGCAAAGGATTTGGGGGATAAATTAACGGGGGCCGGAAAAGCCCTCGCGCCTGTTTCGGGCGCGGCCGCCGGCGTACTGGGCGGGGCGGTTGCGCTGGTGCAATCGACCGCCGAAGAAAGCGCCGATTTCGCAAAGCTAGAAACCAACGCCAAAAAGGCAGGCGCCGGGATGGAGTATGTCAAGGAGGCGATGCGCCGGCTCTACGCGGTGACGCAGGAGACCGACAGCAACATTGAGGGCCTGTCGAACCTGATGGAAACCGGCTTTACCGACGCCGAGCTTCTTAAAATGGTGGAGCAGCTTTCGGGCGCCGTCATCAAATTTCCGGACACCCTTAAATTTGAGAGCCTCGCGGACAGCCTGCAGGAAACCCTTGCGACCGGCAAGGCAACGGGGCAGTTCGGGGAGCTGCTCGACAGGCTGGGGATCGGGGTCGATGCGTTCAACAAAAAGCTGGGGCACACCAGCGGCGAATCAGCCCGGTTAAATCTCGCGTTGCGGACGCTGGCAAGGGCGGGGCTGGGCGAGGTAACGGCCGAGTATTTTACCACCAACAAGGCGCTGACCGATACCCTGATGTCGCAGCAGGATTTGCAGAGCGCGACGGTGGAAATCGGAAACGCGCTGCGTCCGGTGGTGGCGGAGCTGATGCCTGTATTGGTGGACCTGCTCAAATCCGTCGCCAAGTTTTTGGCGTCGATGGATACGCAGACCATGAAAACAATCGCCGGAATTCTGGCGTTTACGGCGGTTTTGTCCCCGATGCTGCTGGCGCTGGGAAGTTTGTCAAGCGCAATTGGTGGGGCGGTGCTCTGGCTGCCAAAGCTGGGCGGGGCGCTTGGGGCGGTAAAGGGAATTGCCTCGGGCGTTGGGACGGCTTTGTCCGGTGTCGAGTCGTTTCTGCTGTCGTGGCCCGGCATTATTCTGGCGGTTGTCGCGACGATTGCGATCGC